GGCTGTTATATGAGCCGCAACGCTATGCAAGAGGCGGCTGTTATATAGGCGCTCTGGGCGTCTTTTTATAAGGGGTAAGGGGTATGGACCTAAATGACTTGGAAAACCTCCCAGGGACGATCCTGGAGGCTTTTGGCTTTGAAAAAGACGTCCAGGTTCTCTACGTCACGCTTGCCGATGGGCAAAAAATGATCTTTCTGGGACCCGCTATGACAGCAGCAGATGTTGAGGGGGTGCGCGAGATCACCTTCGGTGAACACGTCCATGCAGCAACCCTGCACTACACCAACAGGCGGCATAAGCAATTGGCGGTGCAGTAGCGGCACAGGCAAAACATCCTCCGTAACCCGGTTACAGAGGATGTTTCACGTGGAACATTGGTTTAGTACGCTCTCGAGTGTTTCACGTGGAACGTGGGTTTAACACCTACCTGTAAGTCGTTGATTAACTTGACAAAAGGTCGATAGAGCCGATGAGTGGCGTTGACAAAAGTATGTACTTATAGTATACTTATAAAGTCAGCTCACGAGCTGATGGTTTCCAGTTGATCATTAATCTATACAGGAGAAAGTATGAATTCAACAAAATTACAAGGTTCACTTGGCACGACCCATTGGTCTTTCAGGATTAATCGACAGGCCGTTTGGCGTGCAGCTACGACAGGAGAGATCGACATCCTGGTCAAGGAACGCAGGGTTGATCACTGCGTTGATGAGGCCATTCGCACGTTCTACCGCGACATGCGGCATCACAACAAGGGCAAGACTAAGTTCAAGACCAAGAGTGCAGCCGAGACCGCTTTCAAGCGCCTGCCAGCCTATCTTCAAAGGTGGGCGCACATCGTAGAGGAAACGCCCGTGTTTTTGTTTTGAGGTAGTGGCCCGTGGGTTAAGGTCCGAGGACCAAGGCTCACGGGTCTTTTGTTAGTGGGCACTAACTTAGGGGGAAGGGGCAGGGATCAAGGCTCAAGGACCAAGGGACAGGGGGATCGCTATAGGTTTTTGAGGTGGTGGGAGGGGGTGAACGGTAGGGAATGGGCGATGAGCGGTAGAAAGGGGTCAAAAAAGGGCGTAATAAACGTATATGCATAGGGGAGGGGTTTTGGGGCGAAGTTCACTATAAAAAAGTATAGCAGTGAGGAGGGGGTGGGAGTTATTACATCCAGAGGCGTATTAGATGAACTTTCTGTGTTTGAAATTTTTTTTTTTCAAAACTTAGAAAGTATAGTAATAGACGTAATGCCGTAAGAAGTACCGTAGTTATTGGGCTGCTATATGACAGTACTTTTTTCATTACGGTAATGGAGTTGCTATTTGTATGTATATAAACTTATAATGCACTTATTACGTCAAAAGTTCATTATTACGTTGAATTACAGTGTTGCTTTTAAGGGACGAGATGGATTTCCTTAATAGAATCAATGAGTTACAGAACATTACAGTATATTACTATACTTCTGAAAAAAAAAAAAAAAAAAAAAAAAAAACGCTAGAAGTTCACTTACTAATCTGAAATGGTGTCAACGTAATGTTGAGGAGCGAGCGGTAGTTGGTTGGGGATGAACGGTCGGTGTTATGGCTTTTGAAAAAAGGGGGTTTTTGGTGAGCAAAGCGAAAGATGAAGAGGTCCGTTTGCCAGGGATCACGCCCCGGGATTGGGGTGTTGTTTTTGGGCCTACGGGAAGGGCAAAGTACCCGTTTGCGAAGATGTTGATCGGCGATTACTTTGTTCTAGCATCAAGGGGCGAGGCCAGTGCTGTTCGATCAGGGTTGCAGTCGTTTTATGCAAGGCATCCAGGAAGGCAGTTCTGGGTGCGCCAGAGCGGTTCTAATGAGGGGGAATGGGTATGCAGAAGGATTCGGTGAAAGAATCGCTTGTAGACGGTTCTGAGGGGGTTTCTGGGGGTGTTGGCGTTGGTGCTTCGGTGTTCGACGTGAGCACGGGCGTGGTCACGCCTGGAGTGCCGCTTCGGGAACAGAAGCCTTTGTTAGACCAGATCCCCTTGATGCGTCCCGAGGTCGTTGAAAAGCGGATTACTGCGCCGTTGCCCAAGAAAGTGCGAAGGAAAGCGTTGACCAAGCAGGAGTGGACTTTTGTCAGGGAATACGTGACCGGAGACGGCGAAGTAACGCTCGCTGAGGCGGCAAGGCGAGCGGGGTATCGTGAGTCGAATCTCAAGTATTGGGGCAACCGGCTAACTGACCCACACAAATCCCCGCACATTGTCCAGGCGATCCAGGAATTGAGAACGGAGCTTGCCGTTAAGCACGGCACTTCGTTTGAACGACACATGAAAGATATGCAACGGATCAGGGACATGGCCCTGGCTGCGGGTGCTTATTCGGCAGCAGTCGCCGCTGAATATCGCCGAGGGCAGGCTTTGGGGACGATCTACGTCGAGCGTAAGGAAATCCGAGTTGGCACAATCGATTCGATGAGTAAAGAGGAGGTCATGAAAAAGCTTGAGGAAATCAGCAAGCTTTATGGGGGCAGCAGCAAGCCCGCTATTGTGTCTGACCAGGGTGAGGTGCTGGACGTGGAACCTGTTGCACCGTCGAAGCCTACCGTTTTGGAAAGGTTGAGCAATGCCGAGAAAATTAGAAAAGGACTTTTGGAAAAGGGTGCAGCCCCAGTTGAAAGGCCTTTGTTCCATAGCGATGAGGATTGAGTGCAAATCGCCCCTGGGTTTTCCTGACGTCATGATCGCGCTCGAGGGGCGCATCATGTTGCTGGAGTTGAAGGTTGTGCGCGCTGGGGCGAAGGTTGCGCTTTCGCCTCATCAGATCGCTTTCGCTCATCAGGCCAGCGAAGCAGGCATTGGCTATGCCTTGCTTGTGCATTATTGGCCTGAGAGCGTGTTGCGCTCGGTCGATACTGACGTTTATGGTTATCGTGCTAATCGCGTGGTCGAGGTTGCCAAGCGAGGGGTAAACGAAAAGCCTAATGCGGTTTGGCGAGTCGGCGATGCGGAGGGGTTGCATGGGTTTTTAAAAAGTGTATAGTTAAGGCTCGATTTATAGAAAGGAGAAAGATGATGGAATGGAAGGCAGTAATTGAACTTAATAATTCTGAGCGTTTGATGCTCAGTGACCATGAGACCGGACTGTGGCTTGCACTTTGGAAGACTGGAGCGCATTGCTCCAGCCCGATTACCCGTGAGCAAGCGATTGCTATCCGGGAAAACTTGGACGAGTGGCTTTCGAGAGGTGTTGAGCATGCATCAGTCTAAGTGGGCTCTCGTGTGGACGCTGTTTCGAAACTTTGTTTTGATGTCAGCCCTTCGGGCTCTCACGGGGGACAAGAAAAGACGATAGGTTGCAAAGCATAAGCCGCTTCACTGGTACCAATAAAAGCCCTTCGGGGCTTTTTTATTTTCTTGCAAAATTCCATGAAAAGTGTATATTTAAGTTTCAGCAAGCCGATGCGGCTCGCACCATACCGGAGAAAGCCATGCTTAAAACTGTGAAAGTTTCGACTAACAGAAAAACCGGACCGATAGCCGTTACGTATCGCTCGGGGGAACATAACGTATTCGGAACATGTCCGAAAACTTGCGCATTAAACCCAGCGGGAGAGCATTCGGCTGGGCTAGTCGATAGCCCTTACTTAGCCGCTATCGTGGACGCGGTCCCACGCGGCGGGCTTGCGTGGACGTACAGCCATTTCGCTTTGAAACTTTTACCCAAGCCGCAAGCCGGGAAAACCGTTATTAATGCATCGTGTGATACTGAAGCCCAAGCCCTGAAAGCCGCGAAAGCCGGATATCCGGCCACGTTAGCGGCTCCCCCGGACTCAGCCAAACAATGGCCAAAAATGATTGATGGGATACGTTTCGTTCGATGTCCGGCTGAATTGTCCGAAAGTTTCACATGCGACGATTGTGGGGGTGATCGGCCACTATGTGCTCGTGGCGATCGCGATTATGTGATTGTTTTCGTCGGCCATGGGACCGGGGCGAAACTAGTCGGAGCCGATGAAAGTGGGGGATGTTACGGGGCTCAGGGTTTTGTGCGCATGGTGTGGAATAACACCAAGAAAACCGGAACCCGGGACGATGCGAAAGCGGCTAAGGCTTTCGCCGAAAGCTTGCCCGTGGGCTCGAAACTTCGCCATCATATTGTCGGGGATGTGGGGCTTGCACAATCGTAGAATTTTAGTGTAATATTGCTTTCACCGGGGCAATTCAGCCCCGGCCATACCGGAGAAAGTAAAAATGGGAAACAGAGCCGTAATCACTTTTGCCCCTAAGGGCGAAGCCGCTGTTGGGGTTTATGTACACTGGAATGGTGGCCGGGAAAGCGTAAAGGCTTTTATTGATACTTGCAAAGCCCGGGGCTATCGGTGCCCAGTGCGTGATTCTAGTTATGCCATGGCCGGGTTAGTTGGCGTCATTCGGGAGTTTTTCGACCACTCAGCGCTAAACGTGGGCGTTGATATGCTTTCCCGGCTCGATTGCGATAATTATGACAATGGGGTGTATCAAGTAGGCGAAGGCTGGACCATTGTTGGCCGATGGGGCAAAGGCTCGGAAAGCCTACAAGCCACACTTGAGCCGCTGGGGACTGCCGAGCGGATCAAGTACCAAACCATCATGGACCATTTAGCCGAAACCCTGAAAGCGGCCCAGCCGGTGGACGCCTAAGCATGAACTGGGTTATTGCTTTCATTTTTGTCGACTTCGAATTTTAGGCGGAAAGTATGATTACAACTGAGCCAACTTTCCAAAACCAATTGCGGGAAGCACGCAAGATATTAGAAACGCAAGGGCCCGAAGCATTACGCAATCCGCACGCATTAACCGGGAAAAATTGTGGATGTAAAGCTTGCTTTTGTTGCGCTGCCTTCATTGTTTACGCTCAAACAAAGGGCAAACGAAAGGGCCTTGACCATGACTGACTGGGTTATTGCTTTCGTTTTCGGCGCAGGGCTTGCTTGCGCCTTGTTTTTTGGGTTTTTCTTGTAACCCGTCCACGTAACCCAGCCCGAGCCCGGCCACTGAGCCGGGCTTTTTATTAGTGTATTTTAGAGCCGAGCCTGAGCCCTTATTTATCGGCTCGATGGGCTCGCATGCTTTTATCGGTTTTCTCGATAATCGCTAAACTTGCCCCGTGGTCCCCGCCCCGGTATCCGGTCCCCGTTACCCTATCCCCGGTGGCCCTCGAGCCGGTGGCCCTCGAGCCGGTGGCCCTCGAGCCGGTGGCCCTCGAGCCGGTGGCCCTCGAGCCGTGGTCCGGTGGCCGTGGTCCGGTGGCCGTGGTCCCCAGCCCGTGAGCCGTGAGCCGGTGGCCATGCTCCCCGATCGCGGGGTTTTGGGCCTTGGGCCTTGGGCCTTGGGCCCCCGCCCCCGGGGCGAGTCCCGGCAGCGATTAGTAGATTTTAGAGCGCTCTAGGTTCTAGAATTTAGCACAACGCCCCGGCCCTCGCAGCGGACGCCGACCTTGGCCCGGTTTCGCGAAAACAACTAGGGCCTAAAACAGTTTTCTGATATAAGTACACTTTTCGCGTTTCCAGAAACCCACCCCCTTGTTCTTGAACATGATTTCCCTGAAAATTTTTTGCAAATTTCAAAACCAATGACCCTTCCCGCTGACGTTGAAGCTGAGAGACTGCGCCTTGAGCTAAGGCTCAGGATCCTTGATGCTCAAGAAAAGAGCACTCAGTCTTTCTTGGACTTCGCTCGTTATGTTTGGCCGGAGGCGATCTTTAGCGCCCACCATCAAAAAATGGCCAACGCTTTTGACCGCATCATCAATGGCGAGTTAAAGCGCTTGATCGTGAATATGCCTCCACGTCATGCCATAATGACTAGTATGAAGATACCGACAACGCAAGGGTGGAAGACCATGGCCGAGCTCCAGGTCGGTGATTCGGTGTTCTCGGTCGATGGCTCGCCCGCCAAAGTTATTGGAAAATCAGAGGTATTTCGTGGCAGAACGCTTTATCGTGTGACGTCCGACGATGGTGCATCGTTAGTTGTGGATGGAGAGCATCTGTGGACCGTGAGGCTTGATCGAAAGCACGGGATTTATCATGACTACACCACGGAGGAGTTGTGGCGAAGGCAGCATGGTGAGGTCTTGAGAAAGACGCGTGGTGGTAAGACAGAGTTTTTGAAGGGTAAGCGAGCGATAGACGTTCGACTGCCAAGACTGCCAGATGTGAAACCTGTTCAGTACGAGGAAAAAGACCTTTTGGTTGACCCGTATGTACTGGGTGTATGGCTTGGGGATGGTTCGAAAAACTCTGGGATTATTACGGCGGATGATGAGAACAGGGTGTTTTTGCGCCAGGAGTTCGAGCGCCGTGGAACAAGAACCACGGATCAAGCGACACGGAAAACCTTTGGCACGCTTGACCTTCAAGTAAAGCTTAAAGAGTTGGGCGTTCTTGGCAATAAGCATATCCCAGAGGTTTATATGCTTGGATCGGTGACACAACGTCTTGATTTGTTGCGTGGGTTAATGGATACGGACGGGTGTGTGAGCAAGAAGGGACAGTGTTCTTTTGCTCAAAGCGATTGGCGCATGGCGCAGGATGTTGCGCAATTAATCCGAAGCCTTGGCACAAAGGCCTCGGTGCTTGAGTCAGAGGCCAAGATTGGTGACAAGTCGTATGGCCCAACGTGGCGTGTGTCGTTTTACCACAGTGATTGTTGTTTGTTGCCTAAAAAGCGTGAGCGTCTTTTGACGGGCGAGCGGACCTTTGGCCGATACATTACCGTAGAAAGGCTTCATGAAACAGGCGATACACAATGCATCAAGGTTGATCGAGGGGACGGGTTGTTTTTAGCGGGGGACGGGTATCTGTGTACGCATAACACGAAAAGTGAGTTTGCGTCCTACCTCTTGCCTGCCTTTGCCATGGGCCGTGAGCCACGGTCCAAGATCATTCAAGCCACGCACAACGGCGAGTTAGCGGTGCGCTTTGGCAGAAAGGTCAGGAACCTGATGGACCAGGACAACTACAAGGCCTTGTTCCCGGCGGTGAGCCTAAAGGCGGACTCAAAGGCTGCGGGTCGGTGGGACACGAATGGTGGCGGGGAGTATTACGCCGTGGGTGTGGGTGGTGCGATGACAGGGCGCGGTGCGGATCTTTTGATTATTGACGATCCGCACTCAGAGCAAGACGCTTTGTCAGAGCTTGCTTTGGATAATGCCTGGGAGTGGTACACCTCGGGCCCTCGGTCACGGTTGCAACCCGGAGGGGCGGTGGTGGTTGTGATGACCCGCTGGGGGATGAAGGATCTGACGGCACGGTTGATTAAGTCGCAAGTTGAGCCGAAGTCGGATCAGTGGGAAGTGATTGAATTTCCGGCGATACTGAATGAGCATACCGAGGATGAGAAGCCCCTTTGGCCAAGCTACTGGAGCCTTGATGAGTTGCAAAAGGTCCGGGCGACGTTGTCGGTGCAGAAGTGGCAGTCGATGTATCAGCAGCAGCCCACCAATGATGAGGGGGCGATTCTAAAGCGTGACTGGTGGAGGATATGGGAACATGATTACACCCCCGACGTTGAATATGTTATCCAGAGCTATGACACTGCATACAGCAAGAAGGAGACAGCTGACTTTTCAGCCATCACCACCTGGGGTGTATTCCGTCCCAGCGCGGACGACGGACCTGCCATTATTCTCCTCGATGTTAAAAAAGGCCGTTGGGACTTCCCGGAGCTAAAGCGTGTAGCGCGAACCCAGTACGATCACTGGCGACCTGATAATGTGTTAATCGAGGCCAAGGCCACAGGGACGAGTTTGCAGCAGGAGCTTCGGCGCGTGGGCATTCCTGTAACGACCTACTCGCCGGGAGGAAGGAAAAAGAACCAGGATAAGATTGCTCGCGCCAATGCTGTTGCACCCGTGTTTGAGTCGGGGATGGTTTGGGCACCGCAAACGAAGTGGGCAGAGGAGTTGATTGAGGAGTGCGCAGCGTTTCCCAAGGGCGATAATGATGACTTGGTCGATAGTACCGTGCAGGCCATCAGTCGGTTCAGGGCCGGGAACTTTGTTGCATTGGACGATGATGAGGCCGATGAGCCATCAACCCAATTGGAATTTGAGTACTACTGATGCTTTTGCATCGGGTCTTCAGCACAGCTTGAGTTTGAGTATTATTAGGCTGATAATCCCTTCATCTTAACCCTGGCCAGGGGAAACAATGAACGCTAGACAGATGGTTGCCCGCTATGCCCAGGGTGGCATGATCGATGAGGTAGGTGAGTTACGCGCCAACATGGGCGGTGAGGTAAGTGAAGCAAGACGCATGTTGCAGCGTTTTGCTGATGGCGGCGAGGCAAACCAGATCTTTACGGACGAAGCCACGGGTGAGCGTTACTCCATGGTCAAAGGTCCTGATGGAAAAGCTTATCGAAGTGACCGACCCATACCAGGGGTATCCCAGGGGTTATCGCCTGAAGAACAAGCAGCCTATGCGGATAGTTTGCGTAAATCACAGGAGGTAACGGCCTTGGGCATGTTGCAGCGCGTCAATGCACTGCGTCAGCAAGAAGAGGCGCTATCGCCAAATAAGATGGAATGGTTTGATCAAGCTCAACGCTTGATGAAAGAAGACCCAAACTATCAAATGCTGCAACGTCAGCGGCCTGAATTGTTTGATCCGGTTTCATCGGCGGTGCAAGAAGCACAGGGTGCTTATCAAACAGAACAAGCAGCACCAGCGTCTCAGCAGCTATGGGAAAGTAAGGTTTATCAACAAAATTACGGACAAGGCAACGTCCTGGATTCGGTTTACAGGGATCCTACGACAGGTTACGGTGTGGTGTCACTTCGAGACCCCAAAGGGTTTGTCGAGCGCGGTATTGTTGACCAAAAAGGGAATTTTCTTGTTGGGGGCAACTACAGAGCACAGGATTTGCTGGAAGATGCACAGCGCGTTTCGCCCAAATTTAGTGAGAACATCAGTTCGTTGTTAAAGAGTCAAGGTATTACTCCGGGTGTTAATGATACGTTTTTCCGTTTCCAGCCCTATCAACAGGTTACCGGCGAAGGGACCGAAAGAACCGATACGCCTTTTGCGCAGCCCGTGCCCACAACGACGTTGCTTAAAGACATTCCACGCACAAGCCCTTATCAGACGCAAGTTGATCGCATGCGGGAACTTTATGAAAATTTGAGCAAACGACTTAAAGGCGTTAAGGGAGAGCCGGGGATGCCTGGGTACACAGAAGAGCGTCCTTTTTTCGCGCCTTTTGGCTTTGCTAGTGGCGGTTCAGTCGCTAAGAACGAGAAGAGCGAAGCAAGGCGAATGCTGCAAAACCTATCGAGTCCAGTGCAACATTTTGCCAATGGCAGTGAGGTTGCGAGTCCTCCTCCCAGTAATCTATCCGAGGGCCTTCAGTACGCTACACGCGAAGGCGGCATAGGTGCTGCCAAGTACTACGAAAACATCCGAAACTTTGTCAATACGCAAGGTGCGGATCTTAATGCTGCTGAAGTGCGCGCCGAGATGGAAAAATATGGTGTTTCGGACAAGGACGTCCGTGACGCGTTGGCCGGGACGCAGTACTCGGGAGCCGCTGTCCATGCGCTGTTGAATCCTGACATTGGCGCAGCCGATGCTCCTGGCCGTGGTGTCGGGGGCCTTGAGGGGATGTCCGCAAACATCCGGGACTACATCCAGGATCAGGTTGCCGCGAAGATGACCAGGGAGCAACTAGGTAATGTGCTGACACAGCAGATGGGAGCCTACAACCCGGAGACGGGAGTTGGTGGCTTTAATGAGCAGGACTTAATCCGTGCAACAGGTAAAACGGCAAGTCAGCTTTTGAATGATCTTTATGGCGTCAATCAGAAACCACCCCCTGTTGTTACGACAGTAGTGGGCGGACAAGGCAACGATACGATCAAGGGCGCACAGGATAACGATTTCCTTTTCCAACCACCCTCTGATCTGCCACCACTCACGGATATCTTTGTCCCACCTACCGCCCCGCCACCCAGCGCACCACCTCCTGCGCTGACCCCAGGACAAGAGGGCCTTGATCCAAGCACCGCGATCGTGGGAGCAATTCCACAAAGCGAGCGCGTTAAGATTCCTCAGCCTGATACCCAGTTCAGGGCCTCTGCACCGAGAACCCCAACTTATGATCGCTTCGGTCGCATCACGGGTTATACCTACAGCCCTGCTGCCAAGCTGACCCCTGCCACGGGAACGAATGTCTTTAACTTTGTACCCCCAGGTATCACAAGCCGCCCACGGTCGCTACTTAATCTTGGCGATGTACCAGGAGTCATGGTCGATCCGGTCACAGGCCAGATGCGTTTGCCTTTGTCGGCCAGCCAACAGTTTGCGCGGGATCGGTCAACGCTGGATAACCAGTTCAGGCAGCTTTACGCACGGGCAGCAGCTAGTGATAAAAGCCTCCCGGCCCAAGCACCCACAAGTGCAGCGGCGGCGTTTCGTAATTTTGTGATGAGCGGCGAAGATCCCATGCTGCAAAATAAGTTGCGCTTCAGGGATATTGAGCAACAGAAGTACGATCCGACCAAAGCCGATCCCGCCTTGCGTGCTCAGTACGGGCAAAGTGCGTTTGTCTCGGATCTTGCAGCGGCGTTCGATCCTTTCCTTGCCCGCAACCGCGCAGCCCTTACGTCCCTGGCCGAGCAGCAAGCGCCTAAGAGCTACTCGGAAATGTACCCGGATATTGCTGAGGCCTACGCCAAGCTCAAGCCCGAGGACAAAGCAAAGTTCCCCACGCTAAGGGACTACGAGCTTTATCACTTTGATACCTATGGCAGGAAGGAGGGGCGAACGTCGCCTCTTTCAGGGATGGGCGCGTTGCAAAGCCCGTATGCCACGGCGTTCTTTAGCAAGGGCGGTGAAGCCAGCACGGAGGACTTCATAAAAAAGCAGTCGGGCGGTGATGTTTCACGTGGAACAGAATCGCCCAACACGGCAGAAGTACCCAAGCTTACTTCCGAAGGCCAGTTGATCGATGAGAACGCTGAGATGCGTTCAGAGTCGCAACGCATGCTTAATCGTTTGAAGACGGCGCAACAGGAAAATTACCGCCGAGGCAAGTTGCCCCAAAAAAACGAGGATGCGGAAAAGGTTCGCAAAGACATTCGTGAAGGCATGCGTGCCCTTGTTGGTATGGGACCGTACGATGAGACAAATCCTACAGAGGCCTATCGGATTGCGGCTACTCCAACGCCCCTGGCTGCTGTTGGCATGATAGGCCGAAAGGGACTTCTTGGCATGCTTGATAAAGCAAGGGGTTCCACGGCCTTTAAGGGAAGAGGCCTTGATGTTGCCGAGGCTGAACAGTTTTCAGTCAAAGAACTGATGAACCGACTTAAGGAACAAGGTATTGATGTTGACCGTACGTGGTTGCGTGGCAAGAAGGATCCTGGAGGAGGGTTTGAGAAACCTCCTACGTACGAATACCTTGAGGCGGTTTATGAATATCAAAAACGGCCCGATGCGGTTGAAAGAGCCCTGAAGGAAGTTAAGACAGGTAGACCGTGGAGTTACAGCGGAACACTTTCTCGACAGTCCGGAGACCGCGACGTCACTAAATACAACACCAAAGGAGGTGTTTGGTTAACGGAAAGCCCAACGATTGCAGAATCGTACTCAGGAGACAAGGGCTTTATCATTCCTGTCCTGACTCGCAGGCCCGAAGTTGTGCTTGATGCCAAAGGCGAGCAGTGGGATGAATTCTTTAAAACCAGTAAAGAATTTAAAGAGGCGCAAAGGGACCCAAACGTCAAAAGCGTTGAGGTCAAAAACATCATTGATTTTGGAGGCAGAAGCAAGCTTCCTTCTGGCCTGTCTGATGATGAGCTCAGGAAACTTTTGACAGCAAATAATCTATTTCTTAAGAAACCTTTCGTAGACAAGGATGTTGTCAGCAAACTAACAGGCGAGCCTTTTCCTTATCAGGACGGCGGCCCCGTCAATGTTCCACGTGAAACATCGACTTCCAAGCAACAACTCGATAAACTCGCGCAGGAAAGTAAGCGCAAAAAGGCCTAGACATGCCCATCGACAAAGCCCTCTACGAAGCCCCTGAAACATCGATCGAGATCGAGCAGGAAGATATGCCAGACATTGAGATCGTCCTTGATGAGGACGGTGGAGCGACGGTCGAGATCGGGGATGATGAAGATAGCGAGGTGGACTTTTACGCCAATCTGGCAGAAGTCGTGGACGATGAGACGTTATCCAAGATCGCCATTGACCTGTCGGCCTTCTTTGAAGCGGATAAATCAAGCCGTTCGGATTGGGAACAGACCTATGCCAAGGGCCTTGAGCTCTTAGGCATGCGGTTTGAGGAGCGCACCAAGCCTTTTCGAGGTGCGGCAGCGGCAACTCATCCCTTGCTCATGGAAGCGGTGGTCCAGTTCCAAGCGCAAGCGACCAAGGAGCTTATGCCAGCCAACGGTCCTGTGCGCACGGAGATCCTGGGCAAAGAGACGTTAGACAAGTTCCAGCAGGCGGCACGCGTGCAGGACTTTATGAACTACCAGATCACGACCGTCATGAAGGAATACACGCCTGAGTTTGATCAGGCGATGTTCTATCTGGGCTATGGCGGCTCGGTGTTCAAGAAGGTTTACTTCGATGCCCAGCTAGATCGGATGGTGTCGAAACTTGTGCTGGCAGACGACGTGTTTATTCCGTACTACGGATCAAGCGTCATGAGCCAATGCCCACGGATCACGCATCGTATTGCGATGGACTCCAACGAATACCGCAAGCGCGTGGTCGCAGGCGAGTATTTGGATGTGATTGTGGAAAGCGAGCTCTATCCGTCGGATGCAAGCCAGATTCGTTATCAGGTGGATAAGCAAACAGGTGTCGTGGAAACCGGTGCGCCCGAGGAAATCTTCTTGCTTGAGTTCCAGGTGGACTACGATTTGCCGGGATTTGAAGACACGGACGACAAAGGCGAGCCCACCGGCATCAAATTGCCCTACGTGATTACGATCGATGAGGCGACCAAGCGCGTTATTGGCGTTAAACGCAACTGGAAAGAGGACGATGAGCGCAAAAACAGGCGCAATTACTTCGTTCACTACGTCTTAATCGAGGGCCTTGGGTCGTATGGCTTGGGTTTTGTGCATTTGGTGGGCGGTTTATCAAAAACTGCCACTGCTGCACTGCGTCAATTGCTCGATGCAGGCACGTTATCGAACCTTCCAGCAGGCTTCAAGGCCAAAGGCGCACGGATCGCGGACCAAGACAACCCGATTCAGCCTGGAGAATGGCGTGATATTGACGTAGGTGGCGCGGAATTGCAGCAAAACATGCTGCCTTTGCCCTACAAAGAGCCTTCGCAGACGCTTTTTGCCTTACTTGGGTTCTGTGTAGACGCCGGAAGACGTCTTGCCAGCATCGCCGACATGCAAGTGGGCGAGGGCAACCAGATGGCGCAGGTCGGAACGACGCTTGCACTGCTTGAACGCG